CCCGGCGTTGTAGTATCCGTTGAAAATCTCGATTTCTTCCGGCAGCATCAGCGCGGATTTCCCGTAAACCGCGTCAATCTTTGCCGCGTTTTCGTCCCCGCCTGTTGCGTTGTCGATGTACGCTTTATATTCTTTTCCCTGGTTGATGAAAGAATAAACCCGGTGTACGTCCTTTGTGTTCGGGTCCCGGTATGCCGGCCGGTGGTTCGGGTTGTTCCTGGTCCCATAATCCACCAGGGAATCAAAACCGCGGTCCTTTGCCGGATCATAGCTTTCACGCTGCGCGCCGGTGTATCCGCCCATAAACGCGTCGTACTGGTCGTACAGGTTCAGCTGCCCCTGGATGGTGTTCAGCTGGTCGTTGGCATATCCCAGCTGGCTTTCCATTTCCGCATAGTTGTTTTTCCCGGTCAGGATGCGGTACGCGTCGTTCCATCTGCCTTGCTCGTATGCGTCCCACGCCTCCGTCAGCTGCAGCTCCAGCTGGTCGGCCTTCTCCCATCCTTCCGGGTCGTCGGTAAATTCCGCCTTGCGTTTCCGGTATTCTCCCGGTCCCACCAGCGCGTCATAAAACTGCTCGTTGATGGCTTCCGGGTTCTGCTGGTAATACGGATTGCTCCGCCCGCGGATCTCGTACTCGTCCCCGTCGTCCGTCCGGTACATAATCCGGATGTTTCCGTTCATCCGGTCCAGTGCGCCCTGCGCCTCATCCCGCAGTCCGGTAAAATAATTCTGCTTTTCCAGCAGCTCGTCCCGGTCGGTCGCGTACGGATGCGCCTGGTTGTATTCCTTCGCCGCCCGCATGCTGATAATGCTGTTCAGGTCTTTCCCCGCGTTCCGCAGCCATCCGCTCTTCTGGCTGTCGTCCAGCGCCATATACTGCGTTAGCGGGTCGTCGCTTCTCCCGGCCTGTGCAATCAGCGCGTTGGTCGTTTTCCCGTCGTACAGTCCGATCTGTCCGCCTTCCTGCAGCCAGCGGATGTATTCGTCACCCTCCGCCTTTTCCGGCGCGTTCCGCATGTGCTGGATGGCTTTCAGGTCCGGGTTCCATACAATCGGAATGGTCTGCTTTTTGCTCTGCCCGCGCTCCAGCTTCTTCTGCAGCCGCTGGATGTATGCTTCTTCCTCCGGCGTATATCCGCTTATGCCGGTTGTAACCGCGCTTCCGGCCGTCTGCGGAATGGTTGCAATCTTCGCCTGCGTTCCGGCCAGGCGCTTTTCCAGGTCTTTCAGTTCTTTTTCAGCGCGAATACGGGCCGGGTCGTCCTCCGCCCGTCCCTGTTCATTGATAATCTTCTGCTCGTTCCCGATCTTCGCTTTCAGCCCGTCCATGATGGTTTCCAGCGAGCTCTTCCGTAATCTATCCTGCGTCGGATTGCCGGCCATCCCGCCGTTGTTCACCCGCATTGCCGCGCTCCGCAGGTTCCCGGCCACGTTCTGCTTCCTGGCTGCCTCCGCCTCCCGGCGCCTGCGTTCCTCTTCCTCCAGCCGTTTCCGGTAGCTGAGCATTTCCCGGTCCTGGATTGCGCTCAGCGCCCGTGTTGCCATCATGTCGCCGGCCGTCCGGCGGATTCCGTACTGCTGGCCGATCTTGTTCACGGCTTGCTCCTGCCGCCTTGCCACGATGTTCTGCGCGATATTTGCGATATTCTGCCCGCCCTGGTTCAGCCGTTCCTGTTCTTTTTTCTTCGCCGCTGTGGAAGTGGTTTTCTTTGCCATTTCTGCTTTCCTCCGCCGCTTATTTTATGGTTTGCTTACTTTTTCGCGCCCTGCTTTTTCAGCCATTCGTTGAAATCCATCTTCGTCGGCTGCTGCTTCGCTGCGTCCTGCTTTGCGGCCAGTGCGCCCGCCGCGCCGGTCCAGCTCGCGTTCTTGATCTTGTCCTCGGTCGTCGGCGTGTTCTTCGCGTCCCGCTCCGCTATGGCCGCTTCCAGCTTCTTCTTGTAATCGCCCACGGTCATCCCCGCGTTTGCCGTCGCTCCCAGGTCGCCCAGCGTCAGGTTGTCCGGCGTATTTCGGAAAATGTACTGGTTCGCTTCCAGGAAACTCATGGGCTTTTGCGTGGTCCCGCCGTCGTCCTCGGTCGTCGTCCGCGGTCCCGGTCCTCCGCCCACCTGGATCTGCGCCATCAGCTTCTGCGCGTCCTCCAGGCTCAATCCGGCGGCCACCAGCAGGTCGTTGCTCGGCATCTGCCCGTTCGCCAGAATGTCCGTCACGTATGCAATCGCAATCTTCTGGTTGTACTGCCGCTGGTCCTCGCTCAGGCTGGCGTCGTATTCCCGCTGCTTTTCTTCCAGCTGCGCCCAGTCCAGCGCGTTCGTCCGGTTAAATTCCTCCACGCTTTGCTGGAATGTCTGCTGCCGGTACTGCTCGTCCAGGTTCGCCTGCCGTACACTTTCGTCAAACGTCTGCTGCCGGTATGCCTCGTCCTGGTCCGCCCGGAAGTCCGCGTTTTCCGCCGCCGCGTTCGCCTGCCAGTAGTTCAGCATGTCGCCGTACTGCTTATAGTCAAACGCCTGCGCGTTGTCCGCCGCTGCCTGCGCGCGGTCCACGTCGGCGTAATAATCCTGCATGGTGTCCCGGTACCTTCCGTAATCCGCGCTGTCCATGTTCGCCAGCAGGGCCGCCTGGTCTTTCAGTCCCGCCTGCTTGTCCTGGTACTGCTGGTATGCCCGGTCCCTCAGGTCCATTCCGCGGTCATACAGCGGGAGAAGCGCCTGCTGGTATGCCTGGTTCGCCTGTGCGCTGGCCCAGCTGTTCCCGTATCCGCCGGTCAGCCCTACGGCCTGGCCCATGGCGTTTGCCGCGCCCTGCTTCGCGTTCTGCGTGTACAGATCCGCGTAATACTTGAACATTTCGTCCCCGTCGAACGAATAATTGAAGTCCTTCCCGCCCTGGATCTGCGCCAGGATGCCGTCCAGCGCCGCGCCGTACTTGCTCTGGTATGTCTGCGGTTTATTCTGCTGCACGGCCGCCAGGTTCTGCTGCGCGGTTGTCGTCTGCTGGCTCGGTGTGAATCCGCTCTCATATTTCGCCTGCTGCGTCCGCGTGTTCTCGCTCACGCCCCGCAGCCCGTCCGGCCGCGCCACTTCCTCCTGCCGTTTCTTTTCCAGATAGTTCATTGCCATGTTGTGCGTCCTCCCTTTCCTTTCATCAGGTGATTGTCCCGTTAATTACGCCGCGGATGTAGTTCTCCAGGGTCGTGTTGCCGATGTATATCTGATGGTTTGCGGAAAACTCGATGGTCCCGCTTTTCCCGTTCTTGCTCAGGCTTTCGTTCGTCGCCCTCATGAAACCGATCCTGTCGCCGTTCGCGTTAACAAAAATCATAAACTGTGCCGTCGGCAGCGTTACCTGGATGGTCACGGTTTCAAACGCGTCCGTCAGCGTCAGGCTGATCGTGTACTCGCTCGTCTGGCTGAAACTCTGCCGGCTGCTCGGCAGTATGTTCCCGCTGGCCGCCGGGCTGTTCGCCGTTACATTCTGGCTTTTGATGCTCCAGCTCAGGCTGTTGCTTCCCACGGCGGTATATGCTTTCGTCAGCTCGTACTTCGCGTATGTGCCCAGCGGGTCCCGGTTTCCGCTGCTGTCCACGCGGTAAACGGTCAGTGATCCGCTCGGCCGGTTGTACGCTGTCACGGTGATTGTCGTCGTCTTTGTCGCCGTCCGCCCGCGGCTGTCCGTCGCCTTCACGGTGATGGTCGCCGTCCCGCTCACGGTCAGCAGCCCGCTTGTCCAGTCCACGCTGGCCGCGTTCACGGTCGTTTTGTACGCCGCCGCCGTGTATCCGGATATGCTCACTTCCAGTTTGCTTACCGAGCTCCCCAGCGCGCCGCTCCCGCTCGCCTGGACCCTTACGCCGCATTTGCTCTGCACGTAATAGTTCCCGACGTTGGCGTATGTCGTCCCGCCGATGGTCCGGATAATGCTGGTTGTGATCGTCCCGATGCCCGGAACCGCGCTTGCCGGCACGTTATATGTCAGTCCTGTGATGGTGTAATCCCCGATTTTCGTGCTCCCGTTGTAGGTTTCCACCAGCAGCGTCCCGCTTCCCTTGCTCGTCGCGTTCGGGATTGCGCTGCTCCAGCTCTCCGGTACGCTGATATTCACGCTCGTCGTTCCGGCCGCCACGTTCACCATGCTGGTTTCCATGTTGGTACCGAAACTCAGCTTGTATTTGTGGCTGTATGTGGATTTATCCGCCACAATGGACAGGGTAACGGTTCCTCCGCCGGTTATGCTGGAAGTATTCACGCTGGCCGTGCTGCGTTTCAGGTAATTGGCCGTGATGGTGACGTTGTTCGCCGGCATGGTGAACTTCCCGCTGCTCACGGTCGGCCCGGCCGGGCTGAACGTCCAGCCGTTGAAATAGTACCCGGCCGCCGGCGTCTGGCTTACGGTGATCTGGTCGCCCACCTGTCCGGTCGCCGCCGCGGTCACGGTTCCCGCCCCGCTCGGACTTACGGCCTTTGTGATCGTGTACGTCACCTTGCTGAACGTACAGCTCACGCTCACGGCCGCCGCCGGCATGGTAAACTTCCATTTATTGTTTCCCAGGCTGGTGAACGTGATCCCGGATGCCGTCGGTGTGTTGGCCGTGTACCCGGCGGACGGGGTACAGGTGACCGTTACGGTGTCCCCGATCTGCGCGGTGGTCTTGTCCCTCGTCGCGCTGCCGCCGGACCCCGCCGATATGCTCACGTTGTAGCTGATCTTCGTCCAGTTCGCCGTGACGCTCACGTTTTGCGCCGGCATGGTGAACTGGTTGCTGCTGTTGATGCTCAGCCCGCTTGGTGATTTTGACCAGCTGCTGAACTGATAACCGGCCGCCGGCGTCTTTGTCAGTGTTACGGTGTCGCCGTAATGGGCGGTTGATTTGTTGGTTGTCAGTGTGCCGCCTGCCGCCGGGCTGCTGGATACGCCCACGGAATAATTGATCTGTGAGAATGTACAGCTCACGGTCACAGCGCTGGATGGCATCGTGAACGTCCATTTGTTTGTCCCGGCTGCCGTGAACGTGATCCCGGATGCCGTCGGTGTGTTCGCGCTGTATCCGGTGTTCGGGCTGCAGGTAATGGTGATCGTTTCTCCGGCCGCCGCTGTGCTCTTGCTCGCGCTGGCCGTTCCGCCTGTCCCCGCGTTCACGGTGATGGCCTTTGCCGTCTGTTCAAACTCAACAGTCAGGGTAAATTCGGCGTTAACATGGCCGCCTGAATATGTGAATCTCGCCTGGAATCTCGGTGCGTTGAAATTGCTGGCGCAGTCAATCATGGCCGCGTTTGTATACCAGGAGCCTCTTGAAAACGGATCATATTCTACGCTCCGCTGCTCTACCTGGCCGCCCACGCCACTATCAATTTTCCAGCGGACAAAAGATAAACCGGCTGCCGGCGTGATGGCGTCAAACGTAATATTGGTCCATCCGTCCGCGTTCCATAGCGTTACCGATTTTGTCCTGGTATACGTCGTGTTCGCCATTCCGTCCGCTCCTTACGCCTTCATCAGTCCCATGGCCCCGTTGCTCATAACCTGCCAGATGTAGCTGCCCATTCGCATGCTGTTGGTCACTTCGCCCTGCGCGATATGAAAGATGTTATTGCTGAAATACGCGGCCTCCGTCTGGTTAATCCAGAAGCTCAGCCGGTCCGCCGTAAACGTCGCCATTTTGTTTGCCTGGTTCAGCGTCCCGTCCGGGTTGGTGACGTTATACCCGATGGCAATCCCGACGGTGTTGTTGGCGTCCAGGATGCCGCTGAAAATGTACGCGTTGATGCCGTTGATAAATTCCTCGGTGTCCTGCTCCACGGTCCGGATGCGCTCTTCCACATTGTATTCCTGGTATACGCCCTCCGCCGTCGCCGTCATCTGCGTTTCCACGGCCCGCTGGTATTCCCCGAACTGCTCGCTAAACGCGCTGTACTGGTGGTCCAGGTATACGCGGATCTCGTTCATTTCGTTCCGCACAATATCCGCGCTCTTGATAATCTGGCTTTTCAGCGCGTTGTATTCCTGCTCGGATTTCGTTCCCGCCGCCGCCGCCGTCCGGATAGCCGTCTGCGCTTCCGGCGCCATCTGCTCAATGGAAACATCCATCAGCGCCTGGTTCAGCTTTTCGCTCATTGCGAACAGGTGCCGGTACAGCTGGTTCAGCCTTTCCTCCGCGCTCCCGCTCTGGATTGGCGGAGTATCAAAGAATACCTTAGCCATCCCCGCCTACCTCCATAATCCGGCTGATCGAATAGATCCGCACATCCCCGCTGCCTTCCAGCCGGTACCGGATATGGTCGCTCCGCTTCGGGATAACCGGCAGGATGAACGTCCCCAGCTGGTTCCCGCTGCGCGTTCCCATTTCTTCCCATTCCCCGCCGTTGTACTGAATGGACAGCTTCATGGTCGCATCCGGTCCCAGGTACATCCGGATCTTGAACATGGAAACATACTTCTCGTTCCGTACGCTCTCGTTGCTGTTGTATCCGCCCTGCGCGGTGCTTACGCCGTACAGGTCAAACTCCGCGCTCCAGTCTATGTCGTCCTCCGGTGTCCCGCTCGTCCCGCGGACAGTCACCAGGGTGTTTTCGTCCTCGTCAATGAAGTACAGCTCGTCCTTTTCCGTCCCGAATCCCAGCGCGTGCGTCCCGTCCTCTTTCCACCAGGTCCCGTGCGCGGTGTCGTACACAAACAGGTGCCAGTCCTCCGCCGCGTCCTTCATGCTGATATAGTACAGGTCGCCCAGCACGCCGGCCCGCGCATCACTGTACAGCACGCCGCCCAGCTGCTCGCTTACCGGCTGCGGCAGCGTCCCGTCATATACCATGATGGCTTCCCGCGCCTTGTAGTACACGTTTTCCTGCACCACGGCCAGGCTGCGCCAGCTGCCATACTGCACGCCGCGTGCAATCGTCGTCTGAATACTGAAACTGGAAGGCGTCTGTCCGCTTACGCGGTGGATCGCGTTCTCCTTGAAAAACACGGGGTACCCGCGCTGCGTAATCGCGCCGGTCCAGGCGCCGTCCGTCCCGACGCTGGCCGCGTAACTGTCGGTCGACAAGCCCATGAAACAGTGCCAGTTTCTGAAATCACCGAGCTTCGATGCGTATATCTCGTTCACAACTTGCTCGCCGCTCAGCCCGTATTTGCAGCCCCACAGCCTATTGTTGCTTTCCACCACGTAATCCATGTCCGGTATGTCCAGTTCCGCGTGGATGGTTCCCGTAAGTCCTCCCAGCTCCACGGCCTGGTTCAGCAGCCCGGCCACCACAATGTAGTCGTCGCCGGCCGCGTAAATAATCATGCTGCCGTTCAGCATGCTTACCTGGTTTTCCAGTTTCACGTCCGGGTCCTCGCCGGCCAGCTGCAGTCCGGAAATTTCAATGCAGTCGTATTCTTTCAGCCCGGTTCCGATTCCGGTCCCTGTGATCTTTACGAACGTGCTGGCCACTTCCACCCATTCTTCCGTCGCCGCGCTGTACTGCCGCAGCACGTCATTTTCCCCGCTCTCGTCCAGCCAGTATGCGCCGTTCTCCGGGTCGGCCGGCGGCGTTGTTCCCGTCACAATGGTTCCCGAATAGTCGCTGCCGTCCAGCCGGCACATGGTCAGCGTCGTTCCGCTGCCCGCGGCGCTCCATTCCCGGTACATGTTCCCCGATTCGGTAATGTTTGCCGTGTTGAAATACTTTTTATCCGGGAAAATCAGCACGTATGCGCCGAACGATACAATCTTTTTCGGGCACATGTTCTCCGCCGTGCTCAGCGTGATCCCCTGGATCGCGTTCCCGTTGTAGTACACGGTGTTCCCGCGTACATAAACCAGCTGGTCCCGCCCGTGGATTCCCGTCAGCGGCACCTGCTCCTGCCCTTCAATGTCCATGCTGGTAATGCCGCGCCGCCGCCTCAATGCCAAAAGCGGGTACTGTTCCCCGCTCATGTTCTGCATGTCGTGCATTTCGCCGTCCGCGATTATTTCGTTGTGGTTGTACCCATTGAAGGCGCAGGTGGTCAGCGTGCTTTTCGCGCCTTCGCTCATCCTCGGCATTTCCCGCATGGCGCGCCTCCTTAAATCCAGAACTGCCGGTTCCGCTGGATCGGCATTTTCTTCCGGTTCCAGTAATCCGCAAAGTTGCCCCAGGCGTCCTCAAACAAGCTCCGGTCGTTGTTGTACTTGTCCATTTCCTGGTTCAGGTGGTCAATCTGCGCCATCAGCCAGTAAACGTAAATCATATCGTAAGGCGCAGGTACCAGCATTTCCGTTGTCGGGTCGGTGTCCTCGTCGTACTCCGGTCTGGTTTCTTCCTCCGCCGTGTGTTCGTGCGTCATAATGATTTCCTCGTGGATCTTCCCTTCAATCTCACTGAGGAAACCGATTTTATCCTCCGCCGGCATCATGTTCGGTTTCATTCTGTCGGCCTTGTCCATTGCCTGCTGTATCGTCATATTGCCCTCCTATGTCAAAAAGAGGACGGGAATTACCCGTCCTGTTGCCGGGTATTCCCGGTTACTGCGGCAGCCCGGTTCTGTTCGGAATCCCTGCGGCGTAATCCTCCGCCCGGTACTCCGCCTCGATGGACTGGTTCAGGATCTCCGCAATCGGCTTGGGCATTTCCTGTTCCATGCCGTTTGCGGGGATCTCAAAGCGCCGGTCGTTCACGCATACATAGAAGTATTCGCCTTTCGGCCTTCTCGGTACGCGTACCTTGACCATTTCCTTCCAGGGGTCCTTCTCGGCTTCCTCCGCTTTCACGGGCTCGTCCACCTGTACCGCCGGCACTTCTTCCACGATTTCAGCTGCTTTCTTCGCCATTTCGTCTTTCCTTTCCGCCCGTTGGTGGGCGAATCCGTTTTTTTACCTTATCTCCTGAACGGCCGGCAGGCGGGGTGTCGGCCCGCCGGCCGCCAGGGATAAAGTATGTTGATAACGGGCCGGGGGAAATGGCCCGGTATCTCAGATTTTCACCAGCACGCCGGTTTTCACCAGGTTTTCAACGGCTGCCGCGCATCCGCTGATTGCGGTGCCTCCGCCCGCGATGGTGACGCCGATGATCGCGCCGCTCCCGCTCAGCTGTACCTGCGTGTTCTTCTGCAGCCGGATGACTGCATCATTCACGCTCATGTACACGTTCTCGGTCACGATGTAGACGTTGTTTCCCTTGCTCTTCGCATAGATCACCACGTCCGCGTCCGGCATTTCGAACTTGTCGCCGGTAATCTCCAGCGGCCCGCCCTGGATCACCTGGTATTCGTCGAACTCGTACCCGGTCGCCAGGGTCTTTGTGATGGTCACTTCCGTTTCCGGTTCAACTCCGCTGGTTTCGTCCGCTTCAATCGCGGTGAATCCGGCGTCCGCATAAACCGTTACGCTGTGGCCATCATCGTCTGCGAACATCCGCAGGTTCAGAATGATCCTCATGGGTCATTCCTCCTTCATCAGTTGGCGCTGTCAGTGGCGGAATACGGGCTGCCGCTCCATACAGCAACCATGCGTTCCTGATACAAAATTTTGGCGGCGTGCTCCGTTTTTGCGCCAATTGTGCTAAATTGGTTCAAAGGTCCGCCCGCCTGGGTCTTGTCCTTGATGATGGATTCAAGGCCCGCGCCTTCCGGATCGACCACGCCGAACGCGTCCTTGCCAAAGAACAGCGTCTTGTAGGTCGCTTTGGTGTCGCCAGCTGCCTTGATGATCGGCGCCAGGTTGCTCTCGATGAAGCGGACGCCGTGCAGCTCGCCGATTTCGCCGTTGAAAATCTGCTCCGGCGCAGCGTACTTGTGGGCTTCCATCCAGTCGGGATGCTTCCGCAGCGCGTATGCCACATGCGGATGGACCACGGCCACGTACTTGTTGCCTTCAAAGGCAGGGGCTCCGCCGACTTTCAGGTTGGTCACGGCCTTGTTGATCATGTCCGGGGTCAGGTCGCAGGCATAGCTGGCCAGCGCGGTGAGCAGTTCGGCCTTTGTGCTCGGCGTGCTCTGGTAGGTGCTTCCGCTGTACGCGTCTGCAAACAGGATGTTGGTGCCGGTAATCAGCACGTTCCGGGTCAGAATGTCCAGGGTCTTGCCGCCGGCCGCGCCGATTTCCTCGATGGCGCCCGCAATCACATCATCCAGCGCGTGCATTTCCAGCTTATCAGATACAGCGACGTATTCGCCGTACTGCGCCAGGGTCACGGTCAGGTTGGTGATGCCAAATTCCTTGCCGTCCGGGATCACGCCTTCGGTCAGGGCGTCCATCAGGGGCAGGGTGTTGAACTTCCGCCATTCAACGGTCGTCCCGCGGTGTGCCGGAAGCGCTTGCTGCCGTCCCAGCTGGCTGAAAATCAGCTGGTCGCGGACGTTCTCCAGCAGCTCGGTGTCGTAAAAGGTTTTCATGGTGGGGCTCATGCCGCCCTGCGTATAGGAGCTGGTGTTGCCGGTGTACGCGTTCACCATGTTGGCGGTTCCGTTCACCACGGTTCCGGGACCAGCCACAAACATTTTCAGGTTCAGAATAATTCCATTCATGGGTTTTTCTCCTTTCGTTGCTTTTGCGCAACGTCGGGAGGCAGGTATTACAATTCGATCCGCTCCCCGCGTCGCGCACGTCTTATCAGGTCTTGCCGTTGCGCTTTCGTCATGGTACGGGGATCAATCTGGAAGTTGGTTGCCTGGCCGCCTTTCAGCGCGCCCTCGGCCGGCCGCGCCCGGTTCGCCTGGATCGTCTGCGCCATTTGCTCCTGCGCTTTCTGGATTCCGTATGCCATTGCCTGCGGTTCCAGCTCCCTGTGGTGGATGGCGTAATACGCCGTTTCCACGTCCAGCCCGCCTTCCGGGCTGGTCAGTCGCAGGAAAGTATCATTCTGCAGCTCCGCTGCCAGGTTGAATCCGGGAATCCGGGCTTTCAGCGCCTCCGCCTGCTGTGTCAGCTTCGCGTAATGCGCGCGCAGCGCTTCTTCCCGCTGGCTGGCCTGCTTCTCCGCCTGGTATCGTTCGTTCTCCTGCCGCAGCTGCTCCATGGTCCGGTAACTTTCAACAGTCATTCCGGCCTCGGCCGCCGCATCTTCAATCAGGCTGTCGTCCTTCTCGACGTTCTCAACAAACGCATCCAGGTTGCCTTCCTCAATTCCCCGCTGCTTTGCCAGCGCGTTGATCGCCGGCATCAGCTTATCCAGTACCGCCTGGGCGTCCGCCTGGTTCTTGAATCGTCTTTGAATGGTTTCCTGCACGTCCCGGTTGTACAGGTCGCGCATTTCGCCTTTCTTCAATTCCTTCCAGCGTGCTTCCAGGTCGTTTGCAGGGTTCGCCTGGCCCTCCGCCTGCGGTGCCTCCGCCTGCTGTTCCGGTGCGGCCGGCTGTTCTGCCGGTGCCTGATACAGCGGCGCCTGTCCGCGGGCTTTTCTCCGGGCTTCCTGCTTTTGCATCCGCGCTGCGAGGCGGTTGTCTACCTGCGTTCCATCTTCCAGAACAACAGGAGCATTTTCAGCAGCTATTCCTGCTTCCCCGTTCCCGGCCGCTGGCGCTGCGCCTGCGCCTCCGTCGCCGTTGAACATGTGCAGGTTCAGTTTGTTTTTGGTCATTTGGACCACCTTTCTGTCCGTCGGTGGACGATTCCTTATCTTGTTTTTATCACATGCACTATGCGTTTGTTAGTCGCACGTCAGCTCGGCCGCGTGCTCTCCGCCACCTGTGCCCGCGCTTTACGCACAAAAGCGTTCGTGTTGCTCGGTTTCCCCTGGTCCTCCGCCGGCAGCTGCGCTTCCGGTGCCGGTCCTTCCGGCTGCATGTTCCCGGCCGGCAGTCCCGCGTCCACGCTCATCTGCTGCATGATGGCCGCCAGCTGCTGCGCCACTTCCGGCTGATACTTCTCCGCCAGTGCCAGTGCGATCTGCGCCACTTTCAGCAGCGCGTCCTGCATGGTGCCCATGTTCTGAATCTTCTGCTGCAGCTCGTCCTTGCCCTTAAAGTCCATCATGTCCAGCATCAGCAGCACCTGGTCCACCAGCTGCGGGTTGAATACGCCCATGTTCATAAACTGAACAGCCAGCTCGTTCTGGCTCATCTTCGTGTATGCCGTTTCCCGCTGCGCGTGTACTTCAATATCGAACACGGGCTTCCGGTATCCGGGCTCCAGGCCCAGTCCTCCGGTCAGCTGCTGGTCTACCAGCTTCGCGTTGGAATAGCTCACAAACATGGCCTGCCCGTTCTGCCCCAGGATTCGGAACTGCCGCGGAATATCATAGAACTGCCGGATGCGCTCGATCACCATGTTGATAATCTGCTCGTATGCCCGGTACGCGCCGCGGTTGGTGTCCTTGCTGGTCCGCCCGCTCTGCTCCTGCAGCGCCGCAATCGCGCTGGCCGCCGTGACGCCGCTCGGTGTCCCGCCGTTGTTCACGTCGGTGTTCCCGGTAATGTATTTCAGCTCGTCGATCTTCCGGTCCATCATGTTCAGCGCCGCGCCCTGGATGCCGTTCGTTTCAATCTGCCGCAGCGCGGTTTCTCCCAGCATGCCGTTTGTGTGCACAAAAGGCAGGCTCCAGTTGGCAAATTCGTCCTCGTTCACGCCGCCGTCGTTCTGGATGAAATAGCGCGGCGTGCTCGTCACCACGGTGTTCTGCACCAGTGCCTGGTTGATGGTGTCAACGTCCGTCTGGCAGTCCTTCCCGATGTCAAAGTATCCGTACCCGGCCGGGCTGCCGGCCACCTTGTACAGCGGGTCCAGCACAAACGGATAGTCCCCGTCCCAGTACAGCCCCTGCTCTTCGCCGTTGTTCTCCGTGCTGTACAGGATCTCTTCCCCGACAAACTGGACGTAATGCAGCACCTTCCGCCCGTTGTCCCAGCGGTGATAGTACCAGTCCACCAGCACGCTCTTTTCGCTGGTGTCCACCTTGTCGTCCGTCCGGTACTCCCGCGCAATCAGCACGGCCCGGCCCAGCTTGCCTTCCAGCTGCGGATACATCTGCACCAGCTTCCGGTTGTCCACCAGCTTCGTGTAGAAAAGGTTTTCGCTGTCCTGGATGTCCTCAATGCCCGGTTCCCAAAACAGTTGCAGCAGGTTCACCTTTTTCGTGCTTATATCTCCCAGCCCGCCCAGCTTTTCCTTGTCCCAGCCGATGTGATAACAGCCGGTGCCTTCCTGCAGCTTCTGATACTGCGCGTCGTCGTACTCGTCCCCGAATTTATTGTTTTTCAGCACCACGGGGATAATTTCGCTCAGGATCTTTGCCTCCGCCTGATCCTCTTCCATCCGCGGCAGGATCACGGGCTCCGGGTAGCTGTCCATGGCGTCGGCGTGCTTCCCGACAATGCTGTTCCATAGCCAGGCTGTCGCGCTCTTTTTCTCCGTCGCGCCCTGCGTTCCGCGCTCTTCCTGGATCATTTCCCAGTTCCGCAGCTTCCACCATTCCTGCGCCCGGATAATCCGCCGGTCAATGGTCGCCTTCCCCTGCTTATACTTGTTCAGGGTTTCAATTGCTTTCATCACCTGTTCTTTCCCGATGGGCGGCCCGGCCTGCTGCGCCTGGAATCCGCCCTCCGGTGCCAGTGACTGCGCGCCCATTCTCGCGCCCAGCTGGTATGCGTCCTCCGCCTCCGCCGTCCTTACCGGCATGGTCGGCAGGTCCATCCCTTCCGCCTGCTGCTGTTCCGCCGGCTGCTGCCGGTACAGTCCCAGCATGCTCGCAAAGTCCCTCAGCCTCCGCCCGCGTCTGTTCTCACTCATTTTCGTTTGCTCCTTCCTCCGGTTTTACCGGTATCCCGTCCCATGTCATTGTTACGCTTTGCGGTTCGCTCAGCGCCAGCAGCTCCATTCCGTCGCCGTAAGCCCGCATGCGCTTTCTTACCGTCGCCTCCGCCCACGGGTCCGGCTTAATCCGCAGCAACAGATCTCCCGGCTGGTCCCGGTAGTCAATTTCCTGTATGCCGTTCTGCGCTGCCTGGAATTTGGTGATGCTGTGTGCCAGTCCCTGCACCAGCATGCTCGCCGCCGCGCATACTTCCCGGTACTGCTCGCATTCGTCCGGCTGCGCGTGCCCGGTAATGGTCACTGTGAATTTCTCTACGCTCAGATTGATGTTGATCATGCGTGCCTCCTTGCCATCTGTTCCAGGGGGTCCCCTGTCCAGTCGATTTGCTCGGTTTCAATCACTATCGGCGGTTTGCACGTCCGGTACATGCACATGTACCTGGTTTCATCCGCCGCGTGGTCCTCTCCCTTTGTGTCCAGGTCCTCCGGCGCGTGCTCGTCGTATTCCAGCGTCGGTATGGTCCTCCGCCAGTTCTTGCAGGTGTTGAATACGTACATCTGCGGGAATCCGTTTTCGTCAAACATCAGCCGGTACTGCACCTGCATCCATCCCGGAATCCGGTGATGGTCGCCTGGCTGGAAGAATACGCCGTGCCTGCTCGCGGTTTCCGCGATGCTGATTCCGCCGTCCTCCTTCCATATTGCCGGGTCTGCAATCCCCGTGATCTTCTTCCCGGCCAGGTACGGATGCTCGCGCTCCGTCTTTGCGATTTCCTGGAAAACCTTTTCCGCCGGCCATTTCAGCCCTTCGTCCGGTATCGGTTCGCCTCCGGAATACTGCACGCCGTACATTTCCAGTATCCGGTACAGTACGCCGTTCTCGTCCACGGTCCACCAGCCCACGCTGAACGGTTTCGCGCTGCCCCAGTCAAAACTGCGGTATATCGGCCAGCTTCGCGGCGGCGTAAACGGATTGATTACATGCGTCCATTGCCGGCTGTCGTACCCTTCCGGATTGTCGCGGAAACTTTCAAAGAACATCCCGCTGTAAATGTCCCAGTCCCCGTACAGCCAGCCCTTTTTCAGCTTCGGCGGCAGCGCCTCCAGAAAACTGATATAGTCCGGGCTGTACTCCATCAGGTACTTGTTTTCCGTCACCAGGGATTGAATGAAAACATAGTCCTCCGCCTTTTCCTTCCCGCGGTAGTTCCGGTCAATGAACAGGCGCTTGATGTACTGGTGGCTCGGCCCGCCGGGGTTGCACGTGTAGTAGATCCGCTTCGGGATTTCGTCCGTGCTTCGGCAGCAGCTGGCAATGATTTTCAGCCAGTCCTCCTGCAGCTGCGTTGCCTCGTCCACAAAGATGACGTGATACTGCACGCCCTGGTACTTCATCCCGTCTTTGTCGCTGTCGTAATATTCAAACGTGATCGTGCTGCCGTTCGGGAATATGAATTTCCGCTCCTGCTGGTTGTACTTTGCCAGCCCTTTCAGCCGGTTTTTCAGCGGATCTATGTGGTTGTTCCGCAGTTCAACCAGCGTCCGGCGCACAATCAGCACTTTGATTCCCGGCCAGCGGTTGCACAACAGGTGCGCCTTGCAGTCAATGGCCCAGCTTTTCCCTCCGCCTCTCGCGCCTCCAAAA